TTAATGCAAGTAAGAAGGTGACAGTTGAAGTAATTTCTCAATCAAATAAAAAAGTTATAAAAGAAAATAAAGTGCAAGTTACAAATATAAAACAAGAAATAACAAATAAAGATATTAATCATGTTGCTAACATAATGAAGTTGTTAGTACGTGAAGACATAACATTGGAAAATTTATCAATCAAAAAGGATAGATTAAATAAAATAGTTGCGACATATAGAAAACATAAACCATTAACTGAGAACAAACATAAAGAAGTTATCAAAGGAGTTCTTAAAGGTTTATACAAAAAATAAAGAGTTATAAATGGCAGATGATTTAACAGGCCAAAATATTCAAGATACTTACCAACGAGTAGTTCAGATAAATGAGGGACAATTACAAAATGGTACTGGAAGTAATCTTCCTATATCAATTGATGGCAATGATGTAACAATTTCAGGTTCTTTAATTGCAACCAATTATATCGTGTCATCATCGGTTACTAATATCACAATAGCAACCAAATCTGGATCAACTGAGTTTGGAGATTCTTCCGGTGATACACATACATTTACAGGAAGTATTTATACACAAGAACTAAATGGTGATGTAGCTAGCTTCACTACCGTATTGAGCAATCAACTACATGTAGGAGGACTATCACAGCCCCCTGGTACATTACAAGTATCCGGAGATTCTTATTTCACAGGCAACATAACAGCATCAAATTATCGAACAAAAGAAGCGCAAGGAACAATCACAGCCGGCACTGCTTCATTCTCCATACTACATGGAAATGAAGCAAATGCAACAGGTCTAGTAGTTAATGGATATATAGATTGTATAGAATTGTCAGCCTCCACCGATGTAACAGTAGGAGAGACTTTATCAATAGGGAATGGTGTGGTGATAAATGAAAGTGTCACCGGCAAATCACAGATATCAAGTTCCGGACAACTACGTTTATTTTCCGGCAACGTCCATATTACGAATAATGCAATTCTAGGTACTAATTCTAACATGTTACAAGTAGATGGTGACATAGGAGTTACACAGGGAAATATAACAACAAACAGAAGTATAATGGCCGGAATGAGTATAACAGCCTCCGGAGGTATAAGTTCAAGTGGAACAATTCATGGAACAACATATTTTTCAAATGGTGTAAATGTACTTACATATGATGGAGTAAACGTAAAGCTTGGAGATGACGAACCAATTCTACTTAATAATGCAAGTACAACAGCTACAAATATTACAGCCTCAGGAGATATAAGTGCAAGTGGTAATATATATGGAACTATTGGAACAGCGACACAAGGAACAATTGATATACATTCGTTAAGTGGTTATGTAGCAAATGAACATTTAGATTGGACTGCAGATGTCGGTACAATACATGCAGGTAATTATACAAACACTATGGGAAGTGGATTTACTGTATCAGCAACAACTGATTCTAATGCTACGACTATAACACAAGGTGATGACCTAATGTTTACCGCTGGTACTGGAATTACTTGTGAAACAACAGCAGATGGAACAGTAACAATTACAAATACAGTTTCAGATACAAATACAACTCCTGCAGGAACGTATTCAAGTTCATTACAAACACTTACAAATATAACCGCTTCAGGTAATATAAGTTCAAGTGGCGATTTAACCTTAAGTAGTAGTATATATTTTGGATCATCAGCTTCAATAGATTTTGATAGTACACTTATAATTGGAAGAACAGCAGGTTCGGGTAATGAAAAAATCAGAATTGGTCCTGACAATATACAGTTTAAGACTAACGATAATGATGAGGCAATTGGAATAAATGATGGAAATGCATCAGTATCTATAGGGTATGCAGGTATAAATAATGTATATATAGGCTCAGGAGGAGTAATATTATATCAAGCAGATATCGCATCATCATTAAATATGTTTAAATTTAAAACAAAATTTGGACCTAATGGTACAATTAGTGGTATGCCAAGTAATGCAACAGTTACAATATCTGGTTCTGGCACGGGCATTGGGAGTGCATTAGAAGTTCTTGGTAATATAACAGCCTCAGGTGATATAAGTTCAAGTGGAACAATTACAGCTCCTAATTATACAGGACAGATAATAGTACTTGATAATGTAGGATGTTATATCTCCTCCGCAGATTCCGGAAATTGGTATGCAGGTAAATCAACAGGTAAAGAGTCAGGAGATTGGAATGGTGATCCGTACACTGATATATTTACTATAAATGATGAAAAGATTTGGTATGGTACTGTTTTACCTGTAAGTTGTTCTGCAGTAGGTTTTAGAGGAGGATTTAGAGTTAGTGGTGGAGGGAATGCACAAGTATGGATAATGACAGGTAGTAGATCTGATTGGAGTGGCGCTGATACAGTACCTTTTGGTTTTGGCGCATCATCATCTTGTGATCTAGGTAATGGTCAGGATTTTAGCCCTTTGGATATACCAGAATTTCCAATCGGATCAGATTGTGATTTCATCCAATTTTTTGTAGCAACTGACGACGAGAATAAAACAATCAGAGGAAATGGATCTTTATTTGCAAGAACCTAATTAATAAAAAAGAATAATAAAATGTTAGAAGTAAATATTCTTAAAAATCAATAATGCCAATATATTCAACAACTTCTTTTACCGCAAATTTACCTATGAGTGCGGATGATGGTGTAACATCCAGAGTATATTCATTTGTTTTAAATGATTTCACTCACTTCTCCTCGGCAATCCCCCCCAACGGCATGATTCGTGGTATACGTATTATAGCAGAATTGGGGATGGCCGGCTCTACAGCTCCAAGTCTAGGTGAGTTCATAATCGGTAATAGAGCAGGGGTCTTTTCATCAATTAAAAATATCAATGAACCGGTATTTCCTCCAACATCCGCACCCGGAATAGTTACAGTAGGAGGCACTGAAGATCTTTGGGAAGATGCGACGACAGGAACACCTATGGAATGGACAGGAACTGACTTCAACGGAGGATTTCTAGATGTTCGCTTTTCAACTACCCAAGGCCCAGGCTATTTTGATTATGTAAAAGTAGAAGTTACATATGAAATAGAACGCGCGGTATATGTAAAAATAGCAAGTGGTTTGGTAACAATCCGCAGCAAGACCGGACCGATAAGACTAGGATAATAATATCCTTTGAGATTCTATTATTTAATCTCTCATTTGTACATATTTATATTAAACTAAGAGACGGTAAATTATGGCACAAAATATTCCAATATGGCCAGGTTCGGCATCATTCACAACAGGAAGTACGCCATTTGGCTTATATGATGCAGATGCAGTATTTGTAACAGCATCTAATAACACAGCAGAATGGTGTGCTAAAAGGTTAGGATATCCAATAACTGATATTGAATTGCAGGATATAAATTTCTTTGCATGTTTTGAAGAAGCAGTAACAGAGTACGGAGCACAGGTAAATACATTTAACATACGTGATAATATGTTAAACTTATATGGTTCCTCTACCGGCAGTAATTTAACCCAACAAAAAATATCATCTAATATGGGTGGTCTTATTGAATTAGCTACTGAATATGGCGTAGAAGCAGGAAGTGGAGGAAATGTAACATATTATACAGGTTCTATATCAATGACAGCAGATCAACAGATATATGATTTAACAGATCCATCAATTGTAACATTAGAAGCCGGATCAGCAGGTACAACAGAAATAGAGATAAAAAAAATATTTCATGATGCGCCTCCAGCCATTGTAAAATACTTTGACCCATTTGTAGGAACAGGGTTAGGATCTGCAAATATGCTAGAAGGATTTGGATGGGGTAATTATTCTCCTGGTGTATCATTTATGATGATGCCAATGAATGCAGACCTATTAAGACTGCAAGCAATTGAATTTAATGATCAAATAAGGAAATCTGCGTATACTTTCGAGTTAATTAATAATAGAATCAGACTTTTTCCAATACCAAATGGTTCAAACTTTACAAAAGTATATTTTGAATATATTAAGAAAGATGACCGTTCAAATGCATTAAAAGGAGATACCAACAGAGTATCTGATTTTTCAAATGTTCCTTATCAAAATATAACATATTCATTAATTAATGCAGTAGGCGTACAATGGATCAAAAGATATACATTAGCATTAACAAAAGAGATGTTAGGATATGTTAGAAGTAAATATTCCACAATACCAATACCTAATGCAGATGTGACATTAAATGGAACCGACTTATTATCAGCCGGACAAACTGAAAAAGAAGGCCTTATAACAGAACTTAAGGAAATACTTGATACAATGTCAAGACAAGCACAATTGGAAAGAAAACAAGCTGAAGCAGATTCAATGCAACAGCAGATGAATAAAATACCACTTAAAATTTATATAGGGTAAATAATGGCACTATTCGGATCAGGTAGAGATGCGAGTTTAATTAGATCAATTAATCGCGAAATTATCAATAACATTATTGATGTGGAGGTTGCCTTCTATAAATTAAGTCTAGAAGATACTCAAGCTAATATGTATGATGAATCAGATGATAAGGTTTATTATAATCCATTGCGTTTAAATTGTTTAGCTCTTAAGGATGATAAGTCTTATATAGGTGATACTGAATATGATCATTCTAGAACAGCAGAGTTTAATTTTTTAAGGGATGATCTTAAAGATAAGAATGTTATAATTGAAGAAGGTGATGTTCTAGAATGGGATAATGAATTTTATGAAATAGATACTGTAGGTTCTTCACAATATTGGGCAGGTAAGAATCCAACAACAGATATTGGACAAGTAGAAGGTGATTTAGATGAATTTGGATATAGTGTTGCTGTTAAAGTTACAGCTCATGTAACCAGAAGAAACCGATTAAATATACAAGAAGTCCGTTCTGGAATTAACAAACCAAATAATATACCGAGAAACTTATAATGGCAAAGAAAAGATTAAATAAAACAAGTTCAACATTTTCTCGAGATCCAATACCTAATAGAGCACATCAAGTTAGACGTGATAATGATATTATTAAAACACCTAAATGTACTATAGAAGATGTAGATTTTGCTATTATATCTTATATAAGAGATATCTTAAAACTACAAGTTAATGAAAACGGACAAGTAATTGATGTTCCAATTATGTATGCAAATGGTGAAAAATGGGCACAAGTACAAACCAAAGGGTATATGAGAGACCGGAAAGGTAAGATCATGACACCATTAATGAGTATACGAAGAGGTTCTATTGTAGAACGAGATACTTTAAAAAGTTTAGGTGTAAATAATAACCCCTCCGGTAATGATTATGTATTCCATAATAAACATTCCATGGAAAATAAATATGATAGATTTTCAATCCAACACGGAAAACAACGTAAGAAAGAATATTATTTAGCACCCGTCCCGGAATTCATAGATGTATCATATGAGTTACTATTATGGACAGAATATACAGAACAAATGAATTCATTGGTAGAACAGATAATGCCAACAAATGGATTTGCATATGGAACTACATTTAAGTTTCCAGTGTTTATGCAAGATGTTACTTTCGATACCACAAACGCATCAGGCGAGGATAGAGTCGTAAGAGCAACAATACCATTAACATGTAAAGCATCATTAGTAATGCCATTCGAACTTCAAAAATCAACCTTCCAAAAAAATATATCAGTTAAGAAAATTGTATTTGGTAATGAAACAGAGACATTTAATGTAAATACAACTGATGATCCTAAGGGTGGTTATTAGAAGCTTTAGCATATTTATATAAAAATAATTAAAAGAAAAAAGTTATGTCAGAAATACAAAAATTTACACAAGAAGAACTAGATCAAATTACCCAATTAAAGGAAAGAAATATATTAAAGATTTCTGAATTTGGTCAAATAGAATTAGAACTATTATTAGCAAATCAAAGAATAGAATCTTTGAGTATAGCAAAAGAAACATTGGAAGGAGATTATATCAAATTGCAAGATGACGAACGAGAGTTAGTTCGAACATTAAACGAAAAATATGGAGCTGGTCAAGTTGATTTATCAAGCGGTGAGTTTATTCCCGTAAAATAGATTGTTTGGCAAATAGTTTTGATATTTATAAGAAATTGATTAATAAAAGAGGAGCATCAAAATGGCCGAAAAAATTGTATCACCCGGGGTATTTACGAAAGAAGTAGATCAATCGTTTTTACCAGCCGGCGTTCAAGCAATTGGAGCTGCTGTAATTGGACCAACCCAAAAAGGTCAAGCAGGAATTCCAACAATAGTATCGAGTTATTCTGAATTTGTACAAAAATTTGGAGGTAAATTTACTTCCGGATCTGGAGCATCAGAACAATCATACAAATATTTAACTAACTATGCTGCACAAGAGTATCTAAAATATGCAGATACATTGACAGTGGTTAGAATTATGGCGGGTGCATATGCACCAGCAACAGCAACTGCACAAACAGCTATAGATTCTGGATTGTCTTTTTCATCTGGGTCATTAACTTTGGATGCGTTTGGTGATGGTGTGACATATCAAATTACACAAGGAACCAATGTAGTTAAGTTTATTGCACAAACAGTAGCAAATGTAGATACAAGTGATGGTATTACAAATTTCTTTTCTAGAGGAACAAATACTACAGAACATGCTGCATTTTTAGCAACTGAGATTAATGCTAATGCAGTATTGACAGGAATAACTGCAACAGGAGTTGGAGCGGTATTAAAAATATCAGGTTCAACTGCAGGAACAGGACCTAATGCAACTAAGTTCCAAACAGCATCTTTAAGTACACCAAATACATTTGGAACAAATGCAGTCACTCAATTTATAATGGGTGGTGGTTCTAATACTACTTCAGCAGAAAATGTATTTACATTGACAACATTAGCAGAAGGTGTTGAATTGAATAGTGGAGGAGGAACAGAAGGTACTAATAATGTATTATCAAATGGTACTGAAAATAACTTAAGATGGGAAGTTACTAGCAAAAATAATGCAAAAGGTACATTTAACCTTAATATTCGAAGAGGTGATGATACTAGTAAAAGAAAGACGATATTAGAACAATATACAAATTTATCATTAGATCCTAATTCAACTGATTTCATTGCAAGAAGAATAGGTGACCAAGTTTATCAATTAAGAGATAGTGGTCAACCTGATCCATTCCTTCAATTATCTGGATCATTTGGAAATAGATCTAAATATGTTAGAGTAACAGTTCTTAAAAATACAATGAATTATTTAGATTCTAATGGTAATGTGAGAGACGGAAGTGCTTCAGGAAGTTTACCAACAGTAGGATCTGGTTCATTTACAGGAGGTAGTGATGGGAATGTAAAACATCCAAGAGCATTTTATGATACAATTAGTCAAAATAATGTACAAGGATATGATCCAAATACATTAGTTGATGGCGCAACTGCTTATAGTGATGCAATTAAATTATTAAAGAATCAAGATGAATATGATATTAATTTAATTACAGTACCTGGATTGGTAGATGATAAGCATGGAACAACAATTGGTGAATTAGTTCAAATGTGTGAAGATAGAAGTGATTGTTTTTCTATCATTGACCCAGTATTATATGCAGCAGGTATTTCATCAGCAGTAGCAAAAGGAGATGCAAGAGATAGTAATTATGCTGCAATGTATTGGCCATGGGTAAAAATTCCAGATACAGATCTAGGAAGAAATGTTTGGGTTCCTGCATCAACAGTGATACCAAGTGTATATGCATTTAATGATAGAGTTGCTGCTCCATGGTTTGCACCTGCAGGTTTAAATAGAGGTGGAATTGATATTGCAGTAATGACAGAAAGAAAATTAACTCATGGTAATAGAGATACTTTATATGAAAGTAATGTTAATC